GTCCTTAAGATCCATCTGCATTCTTTTTAAATTCTCTAACTGTATTCTCAAGGATCCCATTGAACTGTGAGGAGACAGTGCTGTCCTAGCTTTAGGAGTATTACTTAAAGAAGTGTACGTAATTGGGACGCCGTTATCCAAATACTTTTTACTTGGATCTCTAACAACATTGCTAGAAATCGCGTTCACACCTTCAGTATCAACTTCCGCAACATTGTATCTTGTAATAGACGCACCAAGAAGCTCTGCTGCTTCTCTAGTATATACCCTGTTAAGAGAGGCTCTAGCACTTAAAGCTCTTTCAGCATCTTGGTTTCCTTCCTTAGCAAGTAAAACCAACTCTCTTTCTAACTCCATCTCTTCCTTAAGAGAGGCATGTCTGCTAGAAGAATCCTCCCACCATTGTTGCGCAAACTCTCTGTTAATACTTGACATGTCCTCCTTGTATCCGGGGACAGGAGGAGCTTGAACCGTGGAGAACTGTAATAACATTTGCTTTAATATCATGTCATTAATATAAGAGTTAAACTCTTCAGGGGACATGTTTCCGTAAGGATCGTCGACTAAATCAAAGACACCCATAGATGCCTGCTGATCCTTATCTAAGGCATAGAATGCTGATTCTATCATAACTCTTTCAGCCTTATTAGGTTCTCTATTATTCTTAGCCTTAAAATCTGAGATAGCATCTCTAACATACTTTATATACTTCTCGGGTTCTACAGCAACTCGACCTCTTTTATCTCCCTGAGTATTTCCAAAGAATAAGTTATACGCTACATATCCTCTTTTAGATTTTTCAGCAGGAAGGCTGGTCATGTACATCAACACTTCAAGCTCTGCGTTTTCTAAGCCTAATAAGTCAGCGCTATCAAAATCAGTAAAACCAAGTCCCTCATCAATCATCTGCCATCTTTCAGGATTGACTCGATGAGCACTAGAGTTAAGAGTATTAATGCCCTCAAAGTAAGGGATGTCTCTCCAGCTAACAACGTTGCCAGTAAGTATTTCTACATACTGTCCCCATTCTTCCGATCCGGGTACAAGCTCTCCCTTTAACTCATCTAAGAATTTCTGGGCTTTTTCATAGCGATCTAAAATACCGCCCTTTAAAACCTTTTCGATATTCTTAGAGCTAGCTGATCCATACTTTAATACAGCAACCTTTTTAATACGAGCCAGTAGCAATCTTCTATGGGTCTCGGGTTTCTTCATCATCTCCCGCAGCTTCTTACCATCAGCCCCAGATTCAGAAATGATGCTTCGCCACTCAATTAAATGAGATTCATTATCTAAGGGTATGGATAAGAAATCTACAGCTGTCTGTTTGATACTAGGATCCATTCTAGCCGCTACGGATAAAAGCTTCTTATCACCTTCTACTTGATTAAAAAAGAATATAGTTTCCATGGAATCTATTAAAGCTCTTTCTGCATCAGAATCTGCTTCTATTAAACTAACCCCACGAGCTCTTTCGTAAGCTTTAATAGCTTTTCTAAGATCAGCAATACCCTTTCCATTTATCTCTCTAAACTCTTTATTAAAGGTTTTTCGTCCAGCTCCGTACTTTTCTCTAAGTAAGGGAATCTTTGCGAAGTCTCTTACAGCATTGAATAAAGCAAGTTCAAGAGGCTTGTCCTTAAGTTTTTCTTTAGCTGCTCCAATATCCTTATAATCAACACCATCAAATACTTCTAACAGTTTTTCTAAAGGTTCTATAGTTTGTCTTATCTGTTCAGCATTACCAATCCTGTGATTCATTTCGCTTCTAATAAACTTTAAGATTCTAATAGCGCCGTAAACATGCGCATCATCAGGATTAGTACTTAACCCTAATTCTTCGAAGACAGAGTTTTCTAATCTTTCAATAATCTCTCTTGCCTTAGGGTTTTGTAACATAGAGATAACATGAAGTTCTCTAGCCACACTATCGTTTCTATCAGCTTCGTTTGAAGAAGAGAACAACTCCTCCTGCCAACCTTCTCTATTCTGTGTATCTGGATTGTCCTTAGCGTATTGATCTTCTATTTCAAACAATCTCTTAAGAGCAGCTTCAGAGTATCCCTTAAAGTTTTCAGGACTTCTCATTTCAAGAGCAATAGCTTCTGTAATTTCAGAGAAGGGTACAATAAAGTCATCTCCAACGGTTAACTCTTTTAAGAAGGTTTTGAATTCCTTTCTTAATCTAAGATGAGATCCGTCAGGTCTAATAATTTGGTCCTGTACAAACGAGTGGGCAAAGGCTGGTAAATCGTAAAGCATATCAATTAAGAAATCTTTTAACTCGTTTTCAGTCATAGGCTTAGCGGACATTCCTCCGTAGGTGGGAGAGGGGATTAACAGAGGAGCTCTTTCTGTACCAACATTTAACCCACCCTCTTCAGCCCTCTTGCGAATCTCTGCACGTATCTCATCCTTTTGTTCTTTTGTAAGTTTAGAGAAATCGGTTTCGATAACAGCCCTAAGCCTTTTTCTGTATATGTAGTTTTCTAAAGCTCTGGTAGCATGCATAGGCCCTCTAGGAGCTGCTCCGTGCAACCGACCTACTTCTGCTACAGTTGTTTCTAAACTCTCTCCTCCGTAGTCCTCATCTTCTCTACCTAACTCCTTAGGATTCTGATCCCTCATAGCTCTTGGAGCCGTAGAGGAGATATCCTTTCTGAGAGTAAAGTCTACAACAGCGTTTGCGGCAACAGTAGGCGACAACCAGTCTAACGTACCATCAGCAAACTTAATTGGAGAGAAGTCAGGATTGATTCTGTGCAGCTGCCTAGTCACGGCTTCAAGAGCAAAATTTCTTTCATACTCTTCGTTAAAGACTTGTATCCTTCTTTGAGCCCCTTGAATTTCAGATACCTTTTCTTGATACACGGGATCTGCTGCCCGGTGTTCTTCAAAGTTTAAATCCTTTAAGACACGCTGCCTTAAGGGCTCAGACATTCTGCTCCACCTAAGATTAAATCTACTGGTTGCTACAACTTCGTAATCCGCTATCCACAAATCTCTAGTAGCTCTCGTGTCTTCTTTAACAACACGAGAAGGGTGTCCGGTGTCAGGATCTAATTCAAATATAAAACCAACCTCTTCCCGAAGGTTTCTATTTACTGCGCTAATATCCGCATACAGTTGTTCTGTAAACTCGATAGCGTCTTGCAAATCCTTGGTAGTATTAATAACATCAGATCGCTTCATTATCTGTTCCATATAAGCGAGCTGCTTTTCCTTCTTAGACTTAACAGCACTAGAAGCACGCAACTGCTCTCTTTTAACAATCTCTAATACCATGTCCATATCGTACTTGAGATAAGCAGCCTGAGCAGCTAACTCCGCTTCCCCTCCGTGAGGCATTTCAAGAATTGCTTCCTTGAATATAATAAACGGAGCTCTTCCTTGCTCAAAGAAAAGCTGAGGCATTACAGCGTAAAGACGCATTGCATCAATATATCTAGTGCCCCTGTCAGTTACTTGAACCTGAGTAGATGAAGCAATGCCTAAAATCTGTACAGCGTACTCCGACCAAGCCTCAGAGTTAAGCTTAGGATCTAAAAGCCTAGCGGAAATCTCTGTGTTTTGACCAGCGTTGATAATCTCAGCCTCAGAAAAATCAGATGGGATATAAGTATCGACTGGCATGTCTTGTACAAACCTATCCCCAAAGGCATAAGCAACTTCCTTTTGATCCATTAACACCTGATAGTTAATAGTCATATCGTCAATAGAAGTCTTGACCTCATCATACTCATCATTATAAAACTGTTCTGCCTGAGCCTTAGTAAAGATTGTTTCTTCGTTTAATTCAGGTTCTTCAGATCTAAGAATCTCTATAGCTTCTTCACTAGTCTTGCCTTCAGAAATGAGCTGATTAAATCTAGCCCTGCTCTTTTTCTTGTGCCGCTTTACCTTTTTCATTTGAGCTTCTCTTGTCTTGTTATCGCTAACAAGGCTTGCACGCATCTTAGAATCATAAGGAAGCATGAAGGACAACTCTTCAGAAGTTACAGTATCGGCATCTTCAAGCTCAGCCATTCTAGAATTAAAGTATTCTCTGTTAGCATTTAACTGATCCTTCTTAGCTTGAGAGGCTCTAATAACAGTCTGCCAACTGGTTGCGCTGGTAAAGACAAACTCTCCTCTCTCTCGCTGTTCCCTCATGTAGTTAATTCTAGAGGAGCTAACAGCAGCTTCAAACTTATCCTTTGCTTTATTAGCGTTTACTCTAGCTTCTTCTAATGCAGCGCCTTCGTCTGTTTTTAGAATAGCATCCGCAAGCACAGTCTTTTCTTTTAAGAATTTTCTATAAGCTTGATCAATCACCTTGCCCTTAAACGTCTTTCCTGATTTCATAAGCCGTCTAATCTGCTGACCTAAATTCCTAGACTTAGGATTATCTGACTCAACTAACACAGATGCTAAATCAAGTAGAGCACTCTTTTCACCTTCACTCATGTCCTTTGCATTAACTTCTGATTCATTACCGTATTTGTGAAGAACCTGTACAGCTCTAAGGAATGTACAGTCCTTATTATCAAGATCAAAGTGAGACTTCCAAGTAGAAAATAATTCGCCATTAGTTTCTTCAAAACGAACAGCAGCATCTCTAAGCTTGACCATTTCTTCTCTAGCTTGAACCGCTAACTTTCTGCCGTCATCATTAAGATGACCTTCGTTAAGGTTTTGAAGTATAGTAATGTTTTCGTTTATTTCCCACTTGATTCTATTAAGACTAGATAAGTCTCTTTCTAAATCAATACGAGTATCTCTATCTTCAGGACCAAGCTCAGATATTCTTTCTTCTACCTTGACAATAGTATTATTAAGGTTACTAAGCTCATCAAGAATCTTTCTTTTGGGCTTCGGAGCTTCTTCAACTTCTGCATCTTCAAAGATAGATTCCTCTTCACCCTCAACTTCTGCCTCGGGTTCTACTGCTTCAACTTCCTGAGTGCTGTCTAACTTCTTTCGAATAGCATCAGCTTCATTAATGCCCCTCATAACAGCTTCCTGAGCAGCGTTAGAAGTTTCTATTTGGGTTTCAGTCATATCCTCAGCAAGCTTAGCAGCAGTATCTAACTTCTCAGAATCAGACATCTTATTAAACTGTTCTTCTCCGACGTGCTCTCTTACCTTAGTTTGTTCTGATTCTGGAAGGAATCTAAAGATATCGTCTTCCCTAACTCTTTCATCAAAGTAATCAGCTAAGGTCATTCCCTCAGGCTTACCCTCTTCCTTCCAAGCATCCAACATACTTAAACGCATTTCAGTAGTTGCTCGAATGGCTGCCATCTTAGGTTGAGATGCAACATTAGCCTGTGATTTAAACAAGTCATCTTGAATAGCAAAACTAAGCTCCTCAACCGTCATGGGAGGATCGCCTTCCTTGCGATTAGATGCAATGGTTTTAATTGAATCGCTAACTAATCCTATAAACTCTTCGTCAGATCCATCAAAGTTTTCTTGAAGACTGCTAACAACAACCGCTAATTCAGGAGATTCTTTAAATGAGAATTCGTTTATAGCTCCATCAGTTAACTTTGAAAGTGTTAAGCCATCGTTAAACAACGTTTGTTCTAATGAAATTCTTCTATCAATATTTTCTGGATTGAATGTTGAAAGTGTATTTTTAACACCTGCTAAATAAGATGCTTTTAAATCTCTACCGCCAACAACCCTAGCACCTAAACCAATTGCAGACACCGGAGCTACAAGAGAGAAGTTAAATGCAGAAGAAATTACGGGGTTAATGAAAGGCGAAAGAACAGCTTCTAATCCAGCTTCAGCCCAAATAGAATTCCAATTAACTTCTTCCTGTTCCCTGTACTTAACTAAACTTCGCTGGTTTAATGACTCAGCAAGGAATCCAGACACACCGCCCTCTACCACATCTCCCATGCGGCCTAACATAAACTTTGTCTTACCCCTTTGCTTACTAAGGAATCTACCAAACCTACCTGTATTCGTAAGCGCCGTTGGAATATTTTCAGGAAGTAAAAACTGCCCGCCAGTTCTCACTATCTTTGAAGACTTAGACAAAACCCTTGCAGTTCCAAACATAAACTTTTGAAGGTTATCATGCCTTCTCATTAGTTTACGAACCGTATTAACTCTAGAAGCTATAACAGGAACCATAGCACTTGCTCCTAATCCTGCGCTTAAAGCCGTAACAGCTCCGCCGATAAGGAGTTCTGGAATGAGATCGGGATCGTCAATAATACCATGAGCAACAAAGCTCTTAGCGATAGTCCACCAATAGTCGTTGTCTTCTTTGTCTTCCCAAGCCTGCATAGCTACACCTAAAGCCTGAAGCTGAAGAGTGCTGTTTAGCTTGTACATCATTTCAATACCGTTTCGAGAACCAGCTGCTATGTCTATTAACAAATCGTCACTAGGAATAAATCTTTGAGTTTCATCATCAAAGGTTAGACTTCCAAAGTTATATGCGTAAAGTTCATATAAACCCGGATTAAATTCCTTAAGCTCTCCCAGTGCAGCTTCGACTGTAAACCCTTCCTGCTCTACAGTAAAGGCTTCTTGAAGAGGTGTGCCAAAACCTAAAGATTCTAATTCTAACTCAGGAGTGTTATCAAAATATTTAGTTATATTGTTAGCATCAGTTTGTCTGTAGTATTCAAACAACTGGTCATATTCATCTGGCATATTAAAGTATGATGTTTGCTCTTGCCAACCTTGGGTAGATTCTCCAGTCTCGGGATCTACCACATAGCCGCCCTCTACCATGTCAGCAATAAACTTTTGCTTTTGGATATTTTGACCAAAGATACCTCGGTTAAAATCTACAGCCATTGCTTCGGAAAAGAACTCTGGAATAGCGAAAGCACCCTTAGGGTCTTGGTCATACCTGTCATAGACTAAACGTCCACCTAGCTCACCATTACTACGATCTATCATAACCATAGCTAAGGGGTCTAATGGGTTCTCGGGGGCTCTGGCTTCTCCAGATAAAGTGGGAAGGATGCTATTCATTTCAACAATTCTATTGTTTAAAGTTTCAAAGCTAGCGCCAAACCCACGACCAGCTTGGGTAACATTCGCTTCCCTTGCTTGTGATGCGTCTACAGCGTTTATTTGCGCTTCCCAAATATTAAGATTGTTCACTAAACATCTCCTTAGTTAGTAAAATTAAAAGGGCAATGCCCCAAAACCTTGTACAGGCATAGCAGGATTAATTGGCACGTTTCTTATAACCTTTTCTGTTTCCTTTTCCCACTCAGTATATTCGTCATGCAAGCTTTGTCTATAGCTGTGTCTGCCAAATAAATCTCCCTCATGGAATGACCATGGTAATTTAACATGAGTTCTTGTTTCCGTATCAGTGCCTTCTATAGGTACACCAAGCTCAACAGTTAAATATCCTCTAGGCATAGTATCTTCAACACCTAGATTTTGTTGGTTGTCTCTTCTATTTGCATTTTTATACACATACTCTACAGGTCTAATTGCATCTGTTTGCATGCTAGTTCTAGCATCCCCTCTAGTAGAAGAAGGCACTCTGTATCTTGTAAATCCTTCTACCTGCGTAGATCTTTGCAACGCATTTACTAAAGCTTTAACACTTAGTATATTTGTATTTAAAGCCCGAGCTGTTCCAAAGGTAGCAATAGGATTTCCACTTATATCATCCATACCAGTTCCTTCTATCTTTGACATAATAACATCTCTAAGAACACTAAGATGTATTTCACCTAACGAAGGCATTTGCTGTCTGGTTTCTACATAACTAGTCAAATTGCCATCACGATAGAATGCGTTGGTTTTCGACTCCATTATTCTTCTAGTAATAGGATCATACAATGGATCCATGGTTATTGGTCTAGTTTTTACATTATTAGAAACGTATTCTTGCAGCTCTCTTATATGCCTATCAACGGATGATTCTATTGCAGCATTCCACTCATCAGAGCTTAATCCTAATGCTGTTTGGATATCTCCGTAGAGTTGATAGTACTCCATTCTATTACCCCTATTATGGGGATTGCCAATAGTAGAATCATAAGATAAGTTATCTAATAAGATTGAATTCAGCACGTCAGGATTTTCATTATAGAAATGTACCAACGGCGCGCCCCCAGTTCCTGCGGTAGAAATATCTCCATAGGTGTTAGGGACTTCATTTCCAACCATTGGATTCCAGTTAAAATAAAACTGCGCGTATTCACTAGGCATATTCATTTCAGTTCCAAAACTTGCTATTCCGTCTACCGTAGCATCGCTAGCTCTTAGGATTTCAATAGTTTTTCTAGCACTGTCAATCACTCCAGTTTCTAGTATTTCTACATGATCTATCATAGAAAATGGAGTACGATTATCAAACTCTGCTATATTTCTTCTACCAAAACCTTCTTGTACATTGCCCATAGCCATAGCAGCTACATAGTTTGGATTTAAAGTTATCATGTTTCCGGCTGTAGCAAAAGGACTGATTACACCGCCATTACGTATGGTGTTATGGTATTCTTCGTAACTAGTGTTAAAACCTACCGATGGTCCCAGAGTTGCCGGTTTATTAGTAGTTCCCGGTGCTGGTGGATTTGCCTGTCGCTGTCTTCCCTTAAGAAGATTAGAAAGGGTTATAATTTCTGTCGGTGAGATTTCAATATTAATCATTGGATTGCCGCCGGGAGAACTAAACCTTTCCCCTTCACGTCTTCTTTGTAGTCTATCCCAAACAATAGCTTGATAAGCTGTATCAGGATTTCCTGTGGCTCCTCGTAAAGCAAAATATCTTTGTAAAACTAAAGCAGAAACATGGTTAGTTCGAGTAGCAGGGACTCCCCGAGCTTGACCACCCTCCCAATTTCCGTTATCATATACTCTGCCAGTTAGATTCTGATACACCATAGAAGTTTTAGGATTTGGAATACTGTTTTCTCTTTTACCGGCGTTTTGACCTAATACTTTTAAAGTTTCTTCTCTAACTTCCTCATTGGTCATTAGCATAATTTCTGACTCAGTTTTATTGCTATGTTCTTCATATACATACCTTAACCAGTCAGTAGGAACTAACTCTGAATGATCACGTAATAAGGCATAAAGAGTAGCCGTAGCATTCTCATCGTCTAATCGAATTTGAAGTGAGTTTAAGTTATCTCTAAACTGAACATATTGATTTCCTGCAAGATTTAAATTAGAAGGTCTGTAATAAGATAATACTTCCTGTGCATCTGTCCGAGGGCTTTTATCTATTTTAAGTATACCAGTATTCTCATCTTTGTCTGCAGTTACCCCGTTTGATTTCATAAAGTTTTCATAAGTAGTACTTCTATTTAAATCAGACTGCGAAAGAGACTCTATGCTACCAGCCATAATAGAAGCATCAGAACCGGCTGTAAAAACTTCATTTGCCGCGCCGGGAAAAGCACTACCAGCTCTTTGTCTTGCAAACACTTCGTCGGAAAGAGTAGCGGAAAGCACACCAGCTAACCTACCATCCATAGATACAAGAGGAGAGTAAGCTTCTTCTGGAGTAATTTCTCCGCTAAGTATTGCTTCTCTTGCTGCGTCAATTCCTGTATATCCACCCCCCTCAGCAAGGCTTCCTAGCCAGTAATTCGAAAAACCTATAAGGTGTTCATACTCTCTGCCATCAACACCCAAGTTATCCCTCATTACAGCTCCCCATCCTTCGTTGTTGTTTGCTGTATAAAGAATATCTGAGACAACAGCTAAGTTGTTAACCACAGCAAGCATCATTCCTTGTTCTGCTGCTGCTAACTCTTCGCTACCTTCTTCCAGTCCTAGAAGTTCTGATAAAGATTGACCGCTTTCTAAAAGAGCTAGGGCTCTAAAAGTTTCTCTAGTAAACCCTGCTATTGTTTCAAGAACAGGAGACCTGTTGCCTTCTACTGGAGTAACCTGACTTGCTTGCATTGCAGCTCTAAGGAATGCTCTCGTTTCAACAGCCGGGAAAGCCATAGTTATTCTAAGAGGAGCCATGTTTGGATTGTTTTCAGTTCCCGGTATAGCTTGTTCACTGGTAAGATTAACAGTACCATTGGGAACCATCATTACACCATTAGCAGTTTCCATTGGAGTATATCCAAAAAACTGCTTACTTATAGGATTGCCCTCTGCATCCCTTAAACCAATAGCATTTTCCCAGTATTGTTCGGTTACTTGTAGAAAGCGTATAGCTGACGGATCTCCCTTTAAAATACCGTTTATTAATTTAGAGTTCGAAGAATACGCTCCAAATAAAGTTCTTCCTACGGGCTCAGGACCAGTATTAGAAGTAGACGTTATGTTAGCCTCAAGGTTCGTTAAATCTGCTATCATGCCAAGGCTTTCGCTGTTAGATTCTGCAACAAACCTATCAGCACCCTTGAATATTTTTGTTGCTGTAGACAGTAGGAAGGCTTTACTTTGATTAGGCATATCTTCTGGGAGGTTATTTATAAACTGAAAAACATCATCAACAGTTTCAAAATCTTGGCCCATAAACCTAGAAGACATTCTAACAACATAATCATCTCTTAATGCAGGCAAGTCACTTTGTTTTCTTATGTGATTGGCTAATCTTGTAATTTCAGATTCCCTTAAAGGCCCGTCGACTGATATTCTCTCATACTCTTCTTGTACGTAACCCCAAGCATTGTACTGGTCGTACTGATCGTCTTCAGGCTGAATTGGATTTCCTAAGATGTCCATACCTGCTGCTTGTAAGGCAAGCTGAACTTCTGCGTTGTATCTCTCAGAAGCCATTCTAGCAGCCTCTTCTCTTTCTTCAGGAGGAAGTTGATCTAAAAGCTCTACGAATGTTGGATCAACATTATCAGAGGGGGCTAACATTTCCTCTCCCCTTCGTTGAGAATATTCGCTAACAATATTAGATTCTACCTGTTCAAATGTTTGTTTAAATACTAACATTTGTTGCATTAAAATTTCATTGGCTACTGAAGGCTCATAGCCTTGGCTGATTAAAGAGTCATAAAGACGATCTCCACCGCGCATCCAAGCATTAATAAAACTCATTTCGTTCTCTTGATTAAGTAAAACTTGAGTCATAAACTCGTCAGCTATTTCTTTATCTTTTTGTCTTCTAATATTAGCTTCTTCCATTTCTCTAATTGTTGCTATAGTCCAATCATATCCTGAAGATACAAGAGACATTACACCATCAACAGTGCTTGTTATGGGTTGCATAGCTTCATCAAGAAACATTTGATTTGCAACATTTCTAAGTTCTTGTGGGTCTGGAATTGCAGGAGGAAGATCTGGCAACATCTCTATTTCTGTATCAAGACCTACTACTGTTCTTTGCCTTCTAGACAAATCAAGCTCTGCTTCATACTCTTCTCTTCTATTTCTAATGTACTCTGTAAATCTGTGATAAGCTTCGTAGTTTGAAAACTGCTCATACTCCTCAGCAACTCGCCAAGCAGGGATATCTGGAGTTTCTACATCCATCTCGGGAATTGCATCTAAAGCCTCTTGTACAGTTCTAGGCTGTCTTCCTTCATTCCAATCTTCAGGTCTAATGCCTAATAACTCACGACTGTATCCACTAGGCTCGTTTGGCACGTACATTATGCTTCTCCTTTTTTAGATGCAGCACACATCTTATCGAGTAATCGTTTTCTTTCATCGTATCTTTTAACTGTGGTGTAGTTGCTCTCAGGCTTGCCCTCAGCCATTCCCTTTTCTTTGGCTGTAAGGAACTTTTCATAGTCTGTTCTATACCCTCTAGGAGAGCTGCCCTTTAAAACATTTGCAGCAGCCCGACACCAGTCTCGTTCTCTAATAGCTTTTGTTGTGTTGTGACTAGATTTAAAGAATCCTTGATACACACCATCAATTAACATTACTTGAAGATCAGGAGGATAGGTTTCTAACTCAGGAAACATTCCAATAGTTCTGTCTCTATGTTCTCTTAAATCAGCTCTATACAACGCATCAACTTCTTTATCTGTCAAGCTTCTAGCTCCAGAAATAACATCTTCTCGTGAAACATTAGGAAGCGCTTGCTGCCAAATAAAAGGAGATCCTTCAGCATCTAAGTTATGTCCAATTCCTATTGTTCTTTTGCCAGCAGTATCCGTATACACAGAAGCTTCTACACCCTCATACTGTCTAATGTAATTAGCCTGCATGTCTTCAGTCCAAGTTTCCTGAGGCAAGTCTTCCATTGCAGCCATTGAAACTCTTGGTGCTTCCTCTTCCGTTTGTACTTCAAAAGGAGTGTCTACCCCCGGAATATCAGGCCTTTGATTTTGACGAAATCTGTTAAATTCTTTTGATTGAAAATAGTCAGTAGACTGCATTGCAAGTGTTTGTTCTAAAACAGCCTCTTGACCAGCCAACTCGGTTTCAGCCTGCCTTACTTTCATTGCTTGTCTTTTTTCATCTAACTCACCCCAAACAATTAAAGCATCTGCTAATGTTCCTGCAAGATTTGGTAGAACAGGGTTTTCTGCGATAGTCCAATCTAGCTGCCCTCCAGTCATTGTACCTTCTTCGAAGACAAGAGTGTTTTCTGGAATCACGTTACTTTGTGGAGCAACAATACCGTACTGTGGAGAGGTATTTAACAGCTTATCTAACATATCCTGATCTCCTCATTATCAATGCTTCTTCAATCTTCTTTTGTTCATCGACATAAAGCCTAGCAACATCTTTAAAGTTTCCAGCCTTTCCTTGCATAACGCCATCCATTGCTCTTTCTTTAATCGTTTCTAATAAAGATGCTACAGGATTTGATTGCATTAGAGCAAAGTCTATGTCTACATTTCTTTGAACATCTTCTGGTAGAGTACCCTTACCATTTTTTTTAAGCTCTTCAATAATCTGTCTGTTTCTATTCTTAGCATCTTCTCTTGATTTAGTTAAAGGAATTTTAACAAACTCTTTTGCTATGGGTGCTTGATCGTTATCAGCAAAGAACCTAAGCATTTGATCTCCAATATCAGGAAGAACCGATGCAGGCATTCTACCTTCTGACTGAGGGATTGTCAAGTTCCCAGTCTCAGGATCTACTTTAATTTGATCCATAAATCCGTAATGATACGCTTTACACAAATCTCTAACATGAGCATTTTCTGATTTATTGGGATTTAAGTAATCTAAGTTTAGACGTTCTAAATGATTCTTAAACTCCACACACATATTAGCTCGTCCTTTAAACTCTAAATCTCTAGCCGCTGTTTGCAAACCAATACCATCGTGAGCCTCTTGAAGATTCTTAGAAAACTCAGAGGGAAGTCTATAGTAATTATCTTTGATATATGATTCAATATCCTCTTTACTATCAAAACTTTTTATGGTATCATTTGTTTCATTCCACAAAGTTTTTAAACTGCCGTCTCTGCCTTGAGGATGCACTGAATGCAATAGTTCGTAAACCTCATCTCGGTTACTGTAATCAACAGTCCAGTTATCCATCTCTCTGCGAAACTTTGCCCATCTTTGTTCAGGAGGCAGACTCTCTGTGGTTGAAAGAAAGTAAGCAGCATCACTAATACCCTTCTGGCTGGCTGCGGGAATTGTTGATTCAATAGTGTTTTCGTTACTATTACCCTTTACCATGCTTGTTAGTTTATTTAAAGCTTCGTTTTTATTCATTGGCTTGTCCTATCTAAAAATTCTTGTATGCTAGATAGTAAATCAGACTGCTGTTGCAACTCACCCATTTGTGCGTCAAAAAGTTGGCTTTGCTCGTTAGACAACGAGGCTTGATTCCAAGCAGTAGCGGCTTGTATACCAGTTTGAATTAATCCGGATACTAAGACGTTGTTTCTAATAGCATCGGCAGATCCCTTAGGATCAATATGGTCAGTTGGGGTTGACATAAACTTTGAGTACCCACCGTAGTTAAAGTCTCTTCTGGCTAAAGCCCCCTCTTTGGCTCTTTGAATATCCTTCTTAACACTATCATCAGCTAACCCTAAGTTCTTCATTTCATAATATACTTTATTTCTCTGGGTATTTACTATAGCCTGAGCCGTTCCAGTTCCCCGCTCTATTCCTTTGTCTGATAAGGTCGACATAATAGCATCATCAACCTTTTTATTAGCGGTAGAAAACATATTTAACTCGTTATCTATTTTCATGCGCTGGTACATCAAGTCTTCTTGTTCCTTCTGTAAAGCAGCGCCAGTTATATTCATATTCCCTACAAGCCGTGCTCCATCTGCCACAGCTTTCTTCCTATTATCTTCATGCAACTTCATCTTACCTAAGTGATTTTGCCACTCAAGTTGTTGCCGTTGTAAGGAGAGCTGCGACTCCGCTTGATTGGCTGCTGACTCAGACTGTTGGAATGCGGAAAAAATTCCCAGTCCTGTTGTTGCCAAGGGTAATAACCACCATGCCATATAAGTTCTCCTTATCTTTTCCAATACCTAGGCTGCGTCCACTTGCTCACAGACCGTTGAGGTTTTTTATCAATCAATATATTTGCTAGACGTTCGTTAAATAACCCTAATCGCCTATCGTCATCTAACCATTGATTCGTTTGTGCGACACGTTCCTTTGCTTCTCTTTTTGCAATAACTCTGTCTACGTCTAACGATAACGAATCTTCCCAGAAAGCTACAGCTGCTGATAAAGCATCTACTCTATCGTCATGCTTCAAAGCCCCTCGCCTATCATGAAGTCTTGTAATTTGTTTCTGATTTTCTTCTTGACAAATAGCTTTCTTGCTAAAGACTAACCTATGCTGAGCCATTACAGGCTCTAGGCTAGCAAGCATTCTAGCTTCCTTACGTCCAGACACACGATATTCTTCTACACCAATACCATCTGAATACTGTTTAACAACTGGTATTAAGAGCTGGCAATACATAGCATCACCGAAGTTAGACTCAACTCGGATAAGCTTAACGTTGTACTCTACGGCTAGCTTAGCAATCTTCTTAAGAACGTTTGCTTCGTAGCCTCCGGGGTATCCGATTAACTCATGGATGTAAACATAGCCATTGTTTAAAGAAGCCACGCATACAGCAGTTTCATCCTTACCTCTTCCCGAGGGGTCTACTGTCATAATAGTCTGGGTATAGGGCTGGAAGTTATCAGAGATCCACATAGGATCGTATATCATATCCCCACTCAATCCAAAGGATGGGACACCCTTCATTGGACTTGAGCTAGCCCACACAATTTTTTCAGGACACATCTCTGGATGCAAGTCAATGACAATTAAATCTGATAATCTTAACGGGAACTTCTCAAAGTCTGCCAAAGATGTATCTAACTTGTAGTGCAAGGCAAATAACTTAGGACCAATCTTAGCCATGCGTTCTAATAGCACATCCATAGGAAACCTTTCAGGCTGAGTTGGATGGCCCTCATCTATGTTAAGCTGCAAGATCCATTCGTTAACATCCTCTGTTTCAACTAGATTGTTTTTGTCTGGCATTACAGCGGGAAACTTTGTAACTGGATATCCTGAAGCTAGTTGCACATAGATACTATCTTTAATCTGAGGAGTCCCTAGGAATATTACACGGCCACCTACATTCCTAATTTGCTCAAACTCAGATACCTTATTTAATAACTTCTCTCTAGCATTGGCTGTCTCGCAGTTACCTTCAATTTCAATATCATCTCCAATCACGTAGTCAGCGTGAGATCCCGTGATCTGTGAAGAGATGCCTCGTGCAAAACAAGACTTGTCCTGTCCGATTTTAGTTCTACATTCTACATCAAACGCAAAGGCATTATCCGTAGTGTGGTCTCCCGGCCTCATATGCTCGCAGTAAGGGACAAGATCTAAGATACGTCTGGTCATAGAGATAAACTCTGTCGCCTTATTTCCTGTAGCTGACACAACCATAATAGTAGCATTAGGATCCTTTAACAGAAACCAAGATGCAAGGCAGGCGGTGATAACAGACTTACCAAATCCACGTCCTGCCTGTAGCTGCATATCTGCGGGACCATTCTGCAAAGCATCTGCCATAGCATATTGAGCTGGCGTAGGTTCCCCAAGTCCTAAGTATTTAAAACAAGCCCATAGATGGTTTCTAAAGTCTTCTAGCATTTCGGGGGGTATATTCATACTGGTCTCTGTTGTCCGTAATTGGTTCTAATCTGAAGTCCAGAATTTCTTTTAGATTTTCTAGGCTTGCTTGGCCCAACTTCCGTTGCCTTTTTTTCAACCTTACGTCCACCCATGGGATTCTGTGATATCTCGGGTTGAGGAGCAGGAGAAACAGTTTGACCGTCAATTGCGGATCTAGGAAGTCCAGTAGCGGGATCATCAATTAACTCCTGAACCTGTTCTTCTTCTTCCGGGAGAAAGGTAAGCTTTCCTTCTTTGTATAACTTTAGTGATTGATCTCTAAACCCACTCATTATAAGCGCAAAAAGAAGGCTGCCGGGAGCACCCAAAGGGCCCTTTTGAGTTCGCATACTTTGCAATTCAGGCATCTGACTAGTACTTGCAATCCAACTCTCTCTGTCCATATCCGGTTTAAGTTTTTCTAAAAAAGAAGATTCTGTATCTTGAACGTCTCTCTGTAAATTATAGTTGGAAAATCCCATCACTTCTTTCCTTTCTTCTTAGGTTTAAGAATCTTTTTAGCATCCTTACCCGTTTTACTTACAGTCGTTCCGCAAGCGCATTTAAACTTTTTAGTTGCCATTACTTTTTCCCCTTCTTCTTTTTCTTCCAACTAATCCTACCCGGCCCAGTTTTTCTTTTAGCTGCCGAAGTACATTGGGCTTTGGTTGGCCGACAGGCAGGATAGGGCCTCTTGCTCTTTCCCTTTGCAGACTTTCTACCACAGGGCTTTCCAGTCTTACAGTCAACCCACCCCTTGCCTTTGTTTCTGCCAAACCATTTTCTTAGGCTATCGCTCTTTTTCTTAGCCATTACTTCTTCTTCTTAGCAGCAGGCTTTCTATGACCAAAGCCTTTATTCTTAAGTTCTAAATGCTTCTTATAAGTATTAGCCTTAACTCCCTTGCCTCCACCCTTCGGATACATCATATGAGGCGTAAACTTTTTTTGTTTCTTTTTAGCCATTACTTCTTTCCTTTCTTAGATTTGTTTCCCCAATTCTTGGCTCCAACCTTTCGGCATTTAACCAAAGCTCCTGAAGCATAGGCAGAGGGCCACTTGGTATATCTACTCTTAACCTTGCTGTAACAAGCATCTCTTTTAGCAGTTTTCTTCTTACCCTTTTTCTTAGCCATGATTAACACTTCCATCTTTTACGGGCCTGTCTAAGTCTGCTGTTAGGATCCTTTGCAGCCTTAGGGAATTTTTTCATCTGACCAGCTGACCTAGCACAATAAGACTTGCGTCTCTTGGCTGCCTTGCTGCCCTTCTTAACCTTACCAGTAACAGCAGTCTTGAGCTTGCTCCCCGGATTATCTCTTCTATATTTAGCAACACCCTTCTTAGTCATGCCAGCGCCTTGTTTTGTGGGACGCTTGTGACCCCCACGAATGGTGTGGCCTACCATAGTTTGTTTTCGTTTCTTTTTAGCCATTACATTGGCCTCCTTCCTGCTGCCCCTCTACGGGTTCCCTGAGCCCCTCTGAGGGACACTCCAGATAAACGATCACGAGGTCCCATTGTTTTTGCTTGTTTCTTAGGAGCCGTTCTAGCGGCTGTAGGGGCCTGCATTTGATCACTTTGCATTTGCTGTTCGGCTTGCCTTCTATTCTTAAGCTTTCTGAACTCAGAATAGAAAGATCCGCCTTGGTTTTGATACGATCCTCCGCTCCTAAAGAACTGCCACCAAGGGGGCTTTTGTTCCATGGGTCCTCTGGGAGTTAATGGAACGCTGCCGGGGTTTGGATATGGATAGGTAGGACCAGTCGGCCTCGGCGGCGGCTTTGGAGCAAAAGGAAATAAATTATCTGTAGTTGGCGCAAAAGGAAATAATTCATAAGGAAGAGTGCTATCTTTAGGTCCTCCTATAGGATTATAAAACCCACCCCCACCTTGCGGCATTGATCTAGGAGGAGACATTGGATTATTTGTAAAACTAGGAAACCTAAAACTAGGAAATACAAATGTAGGACCGGGGCGTATAGGGCCGGGGCCGGGATTTTCTGGAATATCTGGCTCTAATCCGGGAATGTAATTATTTCCGGGTATAAAAAAAGGATCCTTTATATAGTCCTCTAACGGGTGTTTCCTTAAAGGTGTATCGTACCTTCTTTTAGCCATTTAATACCTCCTTAAGACGCATCTTTCTTTTTAAAAGGAATAGCGTCACTCAGACGGTTTTCCAAAAATTCTAAAGTTTCCTGAGGAATCGTTTCATCAGATTCCTTGTTGTCATTTAAAACTCCCCTAACAACTTGATAAAGACCGGGAGTACATTTAGTAGGATCATTAAGATCCATTAGTAAACAATCTATAAGTAAAGATTGCAGTAAGTCTTGTTTATTTTTTTCCATGATATTCTCCTAGCTGTGAGCATCCGGGTCAAATTTTAAATGAACTGTTGCAGCACCAATCTGCTCATGGCCTTGATGACCAAAATATCTTATAGAAGATTGGGTATTTGAATTAGACAAAGGGCAGTCATCTGCATTAAAGAAACCCGACCACCCTAATAAAGGATCGTAATCAGGCCTAACTGTTCTTACGGTGCCCCACTTACATATTGTCCCTGATACATGATATGTTTGCCCTGCTGTATTCCAATCGTTAATTTGTGGAAACGGAGCTGTACCTGTAGGAAATTCTCCAGTATAAAAAGTATTGGATAACGACACCCTAATTATATCTCCAGTTTGAATTGTTTGATTCAAGGAAACAAAGTCACCAGAAGAATCTTCATCTTTTGCATCTGTTACCAAATTAGTTATAGTTAGAGTTTCTGAATCATAGTCTGGTCTAATGTGATCTATGTTTAAAGCAAATGCCATAATCCAAAAGTTATCAGATTCTAGAGGATTATTTAAAAAATCTGTTTCAATAATAAAAGGAAACAAAGAGGATCCAGCGTTGTAAGGAATGTTATCAGGCTCTGGCAATCCAAAGTTAGGATTATAACTGTTGTACTGAGGCTCTGGATACGGATTTTGAAGTGCTCTAGATTTAATAGCTTGCCAAAAATCCATAATCTTATAACCCACTAATGTACCGTTACAAGGCATAAACTGTTTATTTGTGTAAATACGGTTGACATAGTGACTGTTATTCCAACCCTGAGCTATATTATCTGTAGCAGTAGCAGAACCAGCATCGCCGTGTCTAGAGTAATTAGCCCCTATTCTTACATGGTGTTTAATAGGTAAACTATAGATCTCCCTTTGGTATATCTCTTCACCAGTGTCTACCTCATAAGGAACCCATCCATTTACATTTGGCGATGGGTCATACATTAAGAATGTGTTTTTTCTAGGCGTTAAGATTCCTCCAGACCCGGTAGTTTCTACGTTATTAAGAGAGTCTATTTTAAACCCATCTAGATGCAGCTTGCCGTCTTGGAATTGAAGAAGCTCTATACCAGCTTCAGGATCGCTAGAGTCCCCTCTGCCGTCAGAAGCAGTAGCCTGCTCTCCGGGTATGTCCGGATCCCATTCAAAGATCTTACCTACCTTGAAAGCACCTTTAGGATCTTCTGTAGCTGGATCTTGATTCTTTTGATACAGTGCAGGCTCCCAATAAATAACATCGCCTATCTTGTAATCCTGCCAAATCTGATCAGTAGCTCTTTGATTAGTACCTACATACTCTCCAGTATATCCGGGGT